CCCACTTACGTTGCTCTCTTGCGAGCCGTTTTCCAATCGCGGCGTCCAGTTCTTCCTGACTAAAGGTCTTGGCTGGTTGCTGGTCTTGGTCTACTTCCGGCGTTTGTACTTCAGATACTGGTGCTACCGTAGCTTCCAGTTCTGGCGCGGGATTTACTTCCGCTTGGCTTACTTCGTCTGACATTTTGTTGTTTCCTAAGAAACCCTGGTGAACGCACCAGTACGTTTATTTCTAAAGTATAACTTGTTAATCCCAAATTCGGTGAGGAATTCCTAACACTGTAATTTTATACTGTTTAAGTTTTGCGGGTAATACACCACGCATATTAACGTGCCAACCGCCTACGTCAGCGGTTTCGTCATACTTAATTCCATCTTGATCTAACAGCTTTTTGCCTGTAGGTTTGTAGATCAGACCAATAACATCAGTCAGGTAATTTGGCGCATCGCGATATATAACGGCATTTTCTTCAGTAGATTTTAGCCATACACCTGTCTCAACAAGCAAAGCCTTGGCAGTAGCTTCGTTTGAAAATTTTAAATGGATGTCTAACGGGTTCATTGTAAGCCTACCAATTTAACGATTATTAACACAATTGTGGTTGCAGCAATAGGTGCTACAAAATCTAATACTGCACTTTGATTCCAAGCTCTACGCTCAAACGCTCCGTACCAAGGCATTTTTGACCGTTTACCATCGTAGTAAGCCTGAATGACTCGGTGTTCAGCTTGCGCCATTTCACGACCAATATAATAACCACCAGCAAACAACGCTCCCGCCCACCACGAGAAGGGAGCGAGTAAAAGTTGCATGGCTAGGGCGGGAAGGATATGGTTCATGGCAATCTTCTGGTCGAATGTTAAAAGAGTCTAGGATCATGTTTATACCAATGTAAAGTCTTTAACAAAACCTGTAGCAGAAAGATTTGTAATAGCGTAAGTTCTTAATGAGCCAGTTCTGTTTTCAACATAAATACGGTCGGTAGCAGTATCAGCACTAATAGTCAAAAATCCATCTGCACCGGTTGTACCTGTTAATTGACCCGTAGTCGTCGCAAAGTTTGCTGTGCCATTTAACTCAGAACAAAAAGAAAACGCATCGCCAACTCTGTATGTTGCCATCCCGCTTTGCGCTGATGCTGCATTTCCGGAAATTAATATTACGCCTTGATTACCAAATTCAATTGTAAAATATCCTGCTTGGTCATCGTTGAGATTAAAAGAATCCCACGACCTATAATTTGAGTTATAAACACCGGTATATTGTTTAATTCTTCTAAACTCTGATTCTGCGTAATTTGATGCTGGTATGTCTAGCAAAGAAGCTACTTCACCACCATATGTGTTTGCGCTAACTTTAACATTACTAGCTGTTGGGCTAACGTAAACCGCTGGATTGTAATATCCATCTGGAACACCACTGTTATTAATATAAAGTGTTTCAAATCTAATATCAACAGTTCCGTATGGCGCTAAAACATCATCAACGTATGCACAATATGGTTGGCAGTTTATAAAACGGTGATTGCGAATAACATTAAATATACCTAAAATGTATATTCCATTATGTGCGTTAGCAGGAAGCACATAACCACCAGTTGCACAGCTAATAAAATCACAATTGTCCATAAGACCGGAAATTGCACCTTGTTTCCCGTCAACGTTATACACTGTTGGGTTTTGAAGGTTATAAAAACACTCCATCATATTGGCGTTTATACGATACGGGCGATTGACCCCGTTTGCAATATCACCAATTTTAATCCCACAACCACCAGTTCGGCTTGATCTAATGCTAAGTAGATTAATTTGACCTGGGCGTCCTGGAAATACCCTTCCTGTTATTTGACCAGCATCAATGACTAAACCATGCCCATCGCAATTGTCAATATCACAATAGTTAACCGCCGACTGACCGCAGGCAGCAATTAACAAAATTCCGTGTGACGGTTGTTTTGTTACATGAACAAACTCAATGGTAGTGCGGAAAGGTGTTTCAAAAAAATTATTGTTAAAAGTATCTACAGCCTCACACCAAATGCCATATACGTTTGTCCCAGAAGTTGCAGCTCTGCGGGTAGTTGTAGAAGACACAACAAAATTTCTTAATATGCAGCCTTTTTGCCAAACTCTAATAACTGCGCCATTAACATGACTACCAATAATTTGCGTTGAACCGTCTTGGTTAGGTATGCCGCCAGCATTGTGATTTACGCCTGTGCCTTGTCCAAATAATTGCACATTAGCGTAATTCATGTTGATTGTTGCGCTAGTTAAGTACAAACCTTTAGGCATATACACCATTCCACCAGCGGGAAATTGTGTTCCAACAAAATCAAGCGCCGCTTGAATAGCCGCAGTATCGTCTGCCACACCATCACCTACGGCGCCGTAATCAATTACGTTTGCAACCGCACCCTCAATCATTGAGTAAGTAGCTTTAGTCAATGCCATAGTAAATCCTTATTTGGAGAATGCTTGTGTTTCGTTTGCTGTTAATGTCTGCGGATAATACGCAACTTTTTTAATCCAAACGTTTGCTGTACTTTGAAATACAGCAGGTTGCCCAAAACCCATGCTTACAACAGTTGGCAAAATTACGGAGTTATCTACGGCTGCGATACTTCCGTTAGTTGCAGCTTGACCAATGTTGGTTGCATAACGCAATGCGGCTTTGAATGTTGCCTGTGAAGCAATAGTGACCGCAGGGCCACCAGCATATTGTTGGGAGTTACTTGCCCGCACACTTCCCAATGGGTATCCTTGAGATGTACCCCAATACAATGAAATATCGTCTGTATCTACATTAACACCGCCAAAGCTAACAATTCTTGCTGATGAGCTTGGTACACCACCAACCATAGCCGCCTCAACAGTCAATGCGCCGCCACCAACAACATACCAGCTACTAAAGTTCGTCCCCGTCATTGTCGCTACGTCAGCGGTGCGAGTGACTTGTGATGCAACTGTAGGAATGTAGCTAGTTTGAAATGCTCCGACTTCTAATTGTGCGCCCCAAATATATGCTCCTGACACGCCATTGCCTGTGTAAGTAACACTTCCACCAGACATTAAAAATACGCTAAAAAACCCTGTTCCTGTTGTCGATGAGCTTGCGACAATAGTGCATTTGTACCAACCGTTACCAATTGAAGTAATAGATTGAGACACAGTTCCGCTTGCATTTGAAACAGTACCGTTAGATAAATTAAAATCAGCGGAAGCAGAAGCTGTCATAAATGACCGGACTCTAATTTGACTACGTTCTGCTTGTTTAGCAAACACAGAATATGAGTATGTTGTTCCTGAAACAATAGCTGCACTTTGTTCTATAAAGTGACTGTTTGTTGCCGTTGTATCTTCTACTAATTTATCACCATCTAATGTTCCATCCGGAGAAACAGTATCGTTTGCGGTAATGCTTGATCTTGCTTTAGTCCAAGCGGCATTATCAATCTGTTCTGAATACAACAACAAATTAGTGCGCTGTTCCTCAATCAACAATCCATTACAAGCAAGCGTTATTGGATTAAAGTCAAACCGTGGCAGATCAGCGTTAATAGGTGCAACTAACCCGCTAGAGTTAATAACCGTAGCAGTATTTCCTGTACGAGTAAACGTCACTCTTGGGTCAAGCGTAGCAGTCGTAAAATCCAACGCCATGCTTGGCAAGACTCGCTCTGTTGCAGTCAGTCCGTATGATGGTGTAATCATGTGTATGAAACTTCTATAGTTGAAGTTGTCGGAGGTGCTTCAGAAAACGTTAGTGTCGTAGTAGACACAGAATAAGTATTCTTTTGCTGGTACACACCATTAACATAGACATTTGTTGCATTTTCATTAGCTGGGCTGCTTGCCAATGTAAACGCAACCGTTGATCCGTTGCCAGTAAAATTAGCAATTATTGAACCAGTATTAAAACTACCGCCAACGTTATCGTAAGTAGCAATTAAAACGTTAGTTGACGTTTGAACAACAAACTTATATAAATTTGCGTAATCTAACCAAATTTCGCCACCAGGCACTCGCCCAGCAGAATCTAAAATAATAGGGTTAGTATGGGCGACAAGACCAGTATTGGACGTGTAAGACGCTAAGGGTGTAGTTGTGCCCGCAGCATAAGTAAATATCTTGCCACCGGATAAAGGAATGCCATTATTGTCAAATAATTGCGCCCCCACTCCAGCAAATATGGAAAGTGTTACTGTTGGCATCTTATACCCCTAAATTACCAGCAGCAAGGAATGTATTTGCAACAGGACAGATCAAGCTAATTACTGCTTGCTGCCCCATTGTACTAAACAGGCTGGAATATGACACCAATGTTTGACCACCAGCAGCAACAGTTACTTTACCCGCACCGCCTTGAATGATTGTGCAGCTAAAACCCTTGCCTAAGCCAGCGGCGCAAGTAATTGTCGTAGCAGAGCCACTTGTGCAATAAATAATTTTGCCATTATCCGCAGCAGACAATGTTCGGGCTGTTGTCGCTTCGGTGATAAATGCGTCAGCATTGAGCTGATAGGCGGAGGCATTAAAGACCCCACCAAAACCTATTGATGGGTAAATTTTCATGTGTAGTACGCCACGTTAAGTTTGGAGGAAGCGGCTTGCTCAATAAATTGAATTCGTTTTAAGTCGCCGTCGTATACAAGAACATCACCTGGAGACAAAGGGAATCCGACCGAAGCGGTGGGTGCCACGCCATCATCACGCCAACGCACACCTTGCGTCTCGCAACGAATGTACGCCGTAACTGGTGATCCAACCAAACCAGCAATATCCCTTGCGGGTACAGTCAATCCTGTTGCGCTTGAAAGGCTAGTGATTTGCTGATAGCCATAAATAGAAGTAATTTGCTTTTGCATAATTTAGCCCTAAGCCAAGAAACGTAATTTGTATAAAGTGGTTAAATACAACTCAATAATATTATCTATTAATTGTTGCATTGTGGAGTCGTCTTTGTCGCAGATTTTATAACGATTAGCTTCAATGTCTTCCAACTGACCTTCTAAAAACTCAACTACATTTGTAGTCTTTTTAGCAGAACTTAAAGAGATTGGACCCATTAAACCACTTCTGCCCTGATAAGCCTCGGCAAATGCGTCAGTAACGTCAATAATATTTTCGTAAAACTTTTGCAGTGCTTTGTGTTTAGAATAACTGCGAGTATTCAAATGCACAGAATGGGTCACATCCCGTGCTAAAAACAGCATACCTACAAAATCACAGGCTTTCATTGTTGTGGCTCCATCATTTCAGGGGGCGGCATCTGTTGTTCCATCGGAGGCTGCATCATGGGCTGTTCTTGGGGCATCTCAAACGGCTGACGCTCTGGCGCTCCACCAATCAGATCACCCGTATCCAAAGCCGCTGCAATGGTGCCCTGCACAATGTCTTGAATCTGCTCAAAAGTCATGCCAGCTTGCACCGCAGAGATACGCTTAGTCTCAGCATCAAACGCTTTGATCTGTGCCTCGTAGTCTTTGCGGGCAATGTCTTGTGCTTCCATAGACTTAGACACGTTTTGCAGCATCTGGTGCATCTGCTCCATTTCCTGACCCATTGCTTGCATCTGCATTGTGGCAGCCTGCATCTCAGGTGACTCATCGCCACCTTCCATGATCTTAGGATCAATGGTCTTGGCAAAGCGCTTAGACATCTCCTGCGCACCAGGCCAATCCATGTTCTTAATAAACAAGTCGCCTGCAACCGCCCACAACTGGGGGTTGCCCTGCAAGAGTTGCGCCATCGCTTCCAGAGCTTCCTGACGCTTAGTCATGTAGCTTGGACCGGTCGTCACGCACACGTCGTACTTACCCACACCAAGGTTATAGATCTTCTCAAGCACAATGCCTTGCTGATCCACGATCTTATTGACCGGCATTGGCTGGTTAGGATTGACCTTAACAATGTCTGTCTCGCCATCAATGCCAATAATACGAGCAATACGCTCGGTATCATAAATTTTAGGCACCAAGTCCACGATCTGACGGGTAATGTAGCGCACAGCACGGGCTAGGTTATCCACATAGTGGTATGTGCCGACATCTGCCTGACGCTCGCGAGCCAAAATAGCCTTACCAGAACGCTCGTTAGAGGTCTGACCGAGACTTGAGTCATATTGCCCAGTAGTTCCCTTAATATCGTCGCTTGCGCCCATTTTGGCTTGAATTAAGCCTGTTTGGGGCAGGGGTGGGGGCGCACGTTGTGGCAGGGGCAGTACACCACCCGCACCGTCGGTCACATCAGGGTTAACTTCCAAGTACGGCCAGTTGGTCGTATTCGCCGTCTTCCATTGCTGTTCGTAGCCCTCAAACTGACCACCATAGCCAATAAACGGGGCTTTGGGCGCCAAGGCTAACATCTCAGCCTCTTGGCTAGTCCAGTAGTTATACATGCGCTGGGCATCTTTAGCGTTACGCACGATACCAGAGACATAAATGCGACCATCAACTTCAAATTCGTTACCGACCACTCGCACCACAGGAATAGAGGCACCCGCCCAATCTTGGGACTCAAGCACCTCAAAACCGTTAATCTTGCACCATTTGACCTTTTTAATGTCAACAGTTCTGGTGCGAATTGGCTTCATGCCACGCATGACCATCTCTTGGTCTTCAACCGAGCCTTTCATGGCGCTCACGTTACCGTAGTACAGGTTCAGTGTCGCCTTCTCATGCTCAATATAGAAATACTCAGCAATCCTAACCGTATTCTCGCTTACCCACTGCGAGATAGAAGCATCGCCCACGCCTTGCTGCATCATTGACGATATAGGCTGGGCATCAGGGAACTGACGCTCGTACTCTTCTTTGGTCAAATCCTCAGTAATAAAACACCACTGCGCATCTGACCCGCACGGGTCTTGGATGGTGGGGTCCATATAGACTGAGAACGAATTACGAATGCGACCAATCTTAATGTCTTGGTTAAAGGTATTGTCGTCGCAGTACTCAGTAAGCAAGCGGATATAGCCTTCGCCATACGACACCTGATTCTCACACGCCGTGTCATACGCCACATCCGCATCAGAGATGTACTCAATGTGGCGAACCAGCCCGTCAAAGATCTCAGCGACTTCAACGTCAGCTTTGTCGTCCACAGGAATTACCTTCCCACTTGGTCGATTTTGGCGTTGATCGTTAGTAACTTGCCTGACGTGCTGGGGGAGTTTGTTGATGGTGAGGCAGGGGCGGGCGTTGATGGTCTGACCTTGGACGGAGCCTCTGGTTTGAAGCACGTCGGCTGGCCATTGCCATGCGTTATCAGGACTTCCAGCATAAAAACGCAAGTCATCTAGCTCATCCTCTCGGCTCTCAGAATACGCCGATACGGCCATTGTAAAGCGGCTTTTGGCAACCGAGATGATGTCTTTTTCTTTCATACCGTACCTATAACGTCTTTATCTTTCATGACGAGCAGACCATCATATGCTTGGTCAATAGTGCCACTATACATGATGTGATCCCCCACCGATACCATTAGTGGGCGACTCGATCCCTTCTTGCCAGGACCAACGGCTACCACAACACCTGTGCGCATGTCTTCTTCAGGCATGATAATGAGACCGCTTTGGACAAAGGGGTCGGGTTTGACTACGATGTTGTCATTTATTGGTCGGATCATTTTTTCTTTGCAGCTTCACGTTTAACAGCGTATGCAATCGCAACGGCTTGACGAATAGGTTTGGTTTTTGCTTCAGCCTTCACATTCTTACGGAAGGCTTCTTTAGTGGGTGATTTAACTAAAGGCATAATATTACCCAATAAGGAATGTGGGTGATTTAACTAAAAACATATTACTTCTTCTTAGCCGTTTTTGCAGATTGTTTGAAATCTTTAGCAGTGGGGGCGTTCTTTGACCCCACCTTATTCATCTTCTCGCCAGAGCCTTCTTTGATGCGCTCACGTTTGGCGTGAATATTTGCGTACAGTCCGGTCTTAGCCATTTAACATTTCCATCGTTTTAAAGAAGCCTTAGCACGTTCGCCGTCCTTAGCGTTGGCAGCAACCGCGCCCATCCTAGCACAAAAGGACGCCTTGCGCCCTGCATCAGCCTTGGTCTTTGGATTTGGTGCTGGTGCTTTTAAATTTGATCCAGTCTCGCGATTATACTTCTCACGCCCTTTGGCAGTCAGCCCAGCCCCCTGCTTTGCGGGTAACTTCTCGCCTCGACCGACAGATAATGACACAGACTTTTTAGCCATTACGAACCCATCCAGCTTGTGGCCATGCCACTTTGTGAGTAACTTCTTGCCCTGACTACTACATTTGATTCTCTATGCGCCACAGGAAATGCAAACGTCACACATATCGCATCTGCCGCATCCGGTGAGGCTAGACCGCGGGCGCGCATATCCTTCTTTGACTCCAAAAAGATCGTACCCTTAGAATCCGGCTTCATTATAGGCGATATTAAATCAGTTTTGAGTACTCTGTCACTAGGAATCGACGCAGTTTTCAACCAATTACGCATTTCTCCCCACATTTCAGCCCGTTTGTTGCCATACATCATCGGGTTTTTGCTCTTACTACCGAAATTCACACCTCGAATCTTGTAGCGCTGCTCTTTTAGACGATCAACCACCCCTCCGCCCACACCACCCTCATCTACCACCACCATCGCAGGGGCATACTCCTCAATACACTCAATGACATGCCCCACAACGGTCATCGTATCATCACCCTTGAACCGTTTAATCGCAATAATGTCGCGTCCCTGACGGATGGCAATAACAGTGGAGTCACTCCCAAAGCGTGCAGGGTCAACCCCCACGATAATGGGGGCGCTGGAGTCTTTATACTTGTCTCGTTTCATCGCCTCGTCTACTATAGGCTAGAGATAAACTGATCATCGCCCGCCGAGGGGAAGGAGCCATAGACTTCTACTGCCGCCTGAGAAGAATCCGCACCATATTCCTCAATGATCTGCTCATAGACTTGTTTGTCCGTCCCCTCGACCGTGCGTGCGTCCACAATCTTGGTCTTCCAGAAGTCACGCTTGGAATTAAAGCACTCAAAGAAGTAGCCAGTATTGCGACGAGGGTTGGAGAACGCCAACCAGAAGCGGTTCGGGGTGTTCTCGGTAAAGAAGCCCGAGGTCACTGCCCAGATCGAGTCATCAATACCAGATGCCTCATCAAAGATCACCATCACGCCATCATAGTTGTGGACACCGGCATAGGAGTCAGGGTTCTCGGCTGACCAGAGCCTGCCTTCCACCGACCAATAACGTGTGCCTTTCTTTAAGTCCCGCTCAACCAGTTCAGTAATCCACTTAGCCGGCATAAGGCGCGTGGCGCTCACCTCAAACCAGTGGGAGTTCAGACTCATTGCCAACCACTTAGTAATCTCTGCCCAAGTGACAGAACGCAACTGGGATTCAGAGTTTGCCGAGATGATGGTGGTCGAGCCAATTCGTGTGGAGAGCATCCAGATAGTGAGCCATGAGACCAAGGCAGACTTACCAATACCACGACCAGAGGAGGTCGCCATCCTAAGCGTATCAAAGTCTACCTTGCCGTTGTTTTGCTTGATGTGGTCGCGGAGCGCAATGAGGACTTCCCGTTGCCACTTGCGCGGGCCCGTGAAATTAGCCAAAGGCGTGCCGGCTTGTCCCCAAGGAAACGTAAACAAGACAAAGGCTAGAGGATCATCTTTGATTGCGGGTGACCAAAGACGGCTCATTAGAGTCATCTCTTCTGTGGCGGAGTAGACAGTTGTTTGCATAAAACGAATTGTAAATGAATGTAATGAAGATAAGAATAATAAATAAAAATAAAAAGTTTTAGTGACCACTGCGCACACACACACCCCAGCCGCAATGCCCTACCCCCCCCTCTCTGCTGCGCTGCAACATCCCATCGAACTGCGTCGGCTGGCACTAAGCAATGCTTAAGACTAAGCTAGGCTTAGGGCTAAGCAACACTTAACACACACACTAAGTCTAGCTTTATATTGCACTGCACAATGCTGCAATGCAATATGAGGCAATGCAACATGTAAACAAAACACTGTTTCACGTGGAAAAAAT